GCATGAAATAGCACTCAAACGGCTGCAATAGCGCAAAGATGCTCGAAGACTTGAGGTTGGATAGGACATCAGGTCGGACAATTCGGGGAATGCGAATGGATGGCATAAGCGAGAGAATTTAGTTCAAGTGAACAGTATCAATGAAGGTCATCAAGAAAGAATTGCCAAACGTCGAAAAATCAAGCCGTAGCGGAGGAGACGATGATTAAGAACTGCGAAAGATTTTGCGGATCATCGGACATATCTCGCAGGCTATCGGACATTTCTCGCAGGCTATCGGACATATCTCGCAGGCTATCGGACATATCTCGCAGGCCATCGGACATATCTCGCAGGCTATCGGACATATCTCGCAAGCCATCGGACATATCTCGCAAGCCATCGGATATATCATCGGACAGTTTTTCGGGCTATCGGACAGTTTTTCGGGGCTATCGGACATATCATCGGACAGTTTTAGGGCGCCTATCGGACATGTCCGATGGGTGCTGGAGAAAAAAATGAAAATATTTTTCCACGGTAGATCAATGGTTCTGGGCGGTTGAGAGCGGAATTTTCGGACTTTATCGGACATGTCCGCACATCGGGGTGAGGCGGACAAAGAGACTCCGCCCGATTCACATCATGGAAACGACATCCACTACCAAACCAGCCTTGGCGATCCGCCGAGGGAAAATCGTCCGACCACAAAAGGTCGTCATCTACGGACCCGAAGGCGTCGGCAAATCGACGCTGGCTGGTCAGGCACCAGAACCCGTCTTCCTCGACACCGAAGGCGGCACCCACCACCTCGATGTCGCCCGCTTCGATGCGGTGACGACTTGGGAGGAAATCACCGCTGCCGTCACCCAACTCGTGAAGGCGGATCATCCGTTCAAGACGCTGGTCATCGACACGGCGGACTGGTTGGAAAAACGCTTGGCCGAACACCTATGCCGGAAATCCAACAAAGACTCTATCGAGGATTTTGGCTACGGCAAAGGATGGGTCATACTCACCGAAGAATTTGCCCGGTTCCTCAGCTCGCTCGATGCGCTGCTTGCCCGCGGGATGCACGTCGTGTTCCTGGCTCACTCCACGGTCAAGAAATTCGAGGCTCCCGATCAGGCGGGCAGCTACGACCGCTTCGAACTGAAACTGAGCAAGTCGGTCGCGCCGCTGCTCAAGGAATGGGCCGACGTGGTGCTGTTCGCGAACTATGTCACCAAGATCGCTGAAAAGGACAACGGCAAGATGCGCGGTGTCGGCGGCAAGGAGCGGGTGCTCTTCGCTACCCATACGGCAGCCTATGACGCGAAAAACCGCCATGGCCTCCCGGACAAACTTCCGTTCAACGCTGATGCCTTGACTCCTGTTTTCGGGGCGGCCGCCGAGTCGGTTGGCACCGTCGCTGCAAAGCCGGAACCAGCAGAACCGGCAGCGTCGTTGACCGACCGCGTTTTCGCCGCATTCCAGCACAAGGCCGACATGGCCAACGTGGTCGATTTCTTGGTAGCACGCGGCCAGTTGAGCTACACGCAGGAAGGTTCGCTAGAATCCATCGACAACCTGGAACCGGCATACGCCGCTCGGATGCTCAGTGAGCCTGATCGTTTCGTCGCTGCTGTGGCGGAATGGGTGAAAGGGAAGGGGGAGACAGCGTGAGCGCCCTTCGTCCATCCAATCTGCCGAAGCTTGCCGTGTGCCCCTGCTACGAGAGCAATCCCGTGGCCGGCCCCGCCGCCGAGCGTGGCACACTGCTAGACAACGCATTCCGCGCCGAACTGCTCGGCCTCGAAGAACGCTTCGTCCTCGCCAACAAACTCACTGCCGATGAAATCGCTGCAGTTAACTGGTCGGTCTCTATGGTCCGAGCGATGTCGGGCCGCGAGCGAGTGCTTGCCCGCGAGGACGACTGCCGGGTGAAGATCCTCAATCTCACCGGCACGGCGGATGCCATTGTTCCGATGAAGTTCACTCACTTCGATCTGAAGACCGGTGCAAGGCGGAACTACCGCGAACAGATGGCGGCCTACGCGCTGGGACTCATGGGCGCGCACTTCGCCTCGTCGTGGACGGCGCACCTGCTCTTCTGCGACCAGCGCGAGATAGAGACGCACAAGTTCACCTACGAGGAGGCACACGCCATCGTCGATCAGGTCGTCAAGTCGTTCAACGATCCGGCGAAGAAGCCCAACGTCTGCGAATACTGCTCGTGGTGCGCCAAGGCGGATACCTGTCCGGCACGTCTGGCGATGGTCGGCGAGACACTGACCGTCACGGAACCCGACTTCGATTTCGATGCCGTGCTCGCTGATCCGGAAAAGCTCGGACGATTTCTCGCAGCCAGCGCAGTGGTCGAAGACTTCCGTGACCGCGCCAAGAAGATTGCCACCGAGCGCATCAAGACCGGCGGCGAAGTCCCTGGCTGGAAGCTCGTCACGCGCAAGGGCAGCGAGTTCGTCGATTGCGAAACCGTCGGCCACCACATCCAGCGCATCGGATTCGGCCCCGTGCTCAATGCCTACGGCAATCTATCAGCTGCCAAGTTCCGCGACCTGTGGAGCCAGCGCATGCCCAGCGAAAAACCATTCCCGGAAGAAGCGGTGAAGCACGCCGCGCCCTCCACCTACCTCAAACAATCCAAAACCAAACCAAACTAACATTATGCCATCATACACTGCATCCACTCCTACCGAACGCCCTGATTTTGTTGATCCTGGCGACTATCAAGTCGAAGTCATCGACGCCATCGAGACGGTTTCCAAGACCGGTCACGAGATGATCGAACTCAAGCTCCGGACATCGCCCGGCAGTTACCTCTACGACTTCCTCGTATTCATCCCGAATGCGTTCTGGAAAATCGACAGCTTCCGCGCCGCCATTGGTGAAGTGGTTTCACCAGAAGAGGACGTCGAAATCACCGCTGACGACCTGATCGGTCGTACCGGCAAGGCCCGCCTCAGCGTCGAGGAATACAACGGCAAGAAGCGCAACAAGGTCACCGCGTGGCTGCCTGACAAGCCCGGTGAGTCTGCCTCACCGAAGTCCGCCGCAAAACCAGCAACCAAACCCCAACCCGCACGCCGTAGTGACAACGAACCATTCTGAGAAAATGGGCCTCCGCGCCTATCAGATGAAAGCCCGGTTGGACATCCACAAGGGATTTGAGGACTTCGACCGCCAGCTCGGTGTGCTCCCAACCGGTGGCGGTAAGACCATCCTGTTCAGCCGCTTGGCTCAGGATTACCAGCCTAGGCGTACGTTGATCCTCGCTCACCGTGAGGAACTCATCACCCAAGCTGTGGACAAGCTCCGCAGTTCTACTGGTCTTGAAGCCCAGGTGGAGATGGGCGACGATCGCGCGTCGCTCGATGCGCCCGTGGTCGTTGCCTCGGTGCAGACGCTCATGCGTGAAAAACGTCGTGAGCGATGGCCGCGGGATCACTTCGGCCTCGTGGTCGTCGATGAAGCGCATCACGCGCTCGCTGACAGCTACCTCAACACGCTCGGTCATTTCCATGATCACGCGAAAGTGTTAGGCGTCACGGCAACTCCTGACAGAGGAGACAAAAAGAACCTCGGCCGCTACTTCGAGAACATCGCCTGCGAAATCAGCCTGCTTGATTTGATTCAGCAAGGATGGCTCGCGCCAATCAAGGTCAAGACCGTGCCGCTCGGCATGGATCTCCGGAGCGTGCGCACGACGGCGGGTGATTTCAATGCGGACGACCTCGGTCATGCGCTGGAGCCGTATCTCGAACAGATCGTCGACGTGCTGGTCGAACACCGTCATCGCAAGACGCTCGTGTTCCTGCCGCTCATCGCGGTGTCGAAACGCTTCGCGGAAATCTGCCGCGAGCGTGGGTTGTTAGCCGAGCACATCGACGGCCAGAGCAACGAGCGCCAGGCGACGTTGGAGCGATTCCGCAAGGATGAGATCCGCGTGTTGACCAACGCGATGTTGCTCACCGAAGGCTATGACGAACCAAGCATTGACTGTGTGGTTTGCCTGCGGCCGACGAAGGTGCGTGCGCTCTATTCGCAGATCATCGGTCGCGGCACGCGTATGCATGGCGGCAAGGACCACTTGCTCGTTCTCGATTTTCTCTGGCAGGCCGAAGAGCACAGCCTGATGCGACCAGCAAACCTGATCGCCGAAGATGAAGCAGATGCGAAGGCCATCACGGAAAAACTCGGTGGTGAAGGGGACCTCGAAGAAGCCCGCGAGGAAGTGAATGCCGATCGCACGCGCTCGCTCACCGAGCGACTCAGCCAGAACCGGACCCGGCGCGGCAGCGTGCTCGATCCCTTGGAGCTTGCCGTCACGCTCAACGAGGCCTCGCTGGCGGAATACGTTCCGACCATGGCGTGGCAGGCGCAGTCGCCCACTTCCAAGCAGCTCGCTGTGCTGCAGAAGTTCGGCCTCGATACCCTGGGCGTCCTGAGCAAAGGGCACGCCTCGCTGATCCTCGACCGCCTGATCACGCGCCGAAAGCACGGCCTAGCGACACCGAAACAAGTCCGGATGATGCGCCGCCACGGCCATGGTCGCCCGGAAACCGCCTCGTTCGAGGAAGCCCAACAATTCCTCAATGCTCAATTTGCCAACCACTGACCACTCACCCACAAGATGCCGAAATACCGATCCACCGGGCTATCACTGCCCAAGCGCACACTCGACTACCTGCAACGCGGGGCTGCCGAGGGAATGCGCAATGCCGAACTCTTTGATGCGACCTGTCAGTTCCGTGATGCCGGCCATCCACTGGAGGAAACGGAAGGTCAACTTCTTGCCCGTGCGCTGGCCGACGGGCTCACCGAATCCGAAGCGCGAACGACCATCCGCTCGGTCTATGCACGGACCTCCAGGGAACCGCTCGGAGCATCCGGGCCAATGCCCACCGCACCATCACCTGCACCGCGTCGTTTCACGCCCGCTCCGGTCCACCGCGAGCGATCCACCATGGCTCTGCCAGTCACCATCGACGACGGCTTTGTCAGGCTCATCGACAAGTGTTTCCAGCCAGATGAATTCGTCGCCATCGCACCGGCGGCGGAGAACGAAGAGGGCGAAATCGTCCCGCGCCGTGGTGTCACGCTCACGGCAGCCGAATGGAAATCCAAGGTGGCGGCAAAGGGCGGCGTGGACCGTGTCTTCGGCACCAAGCTCGGGTTGTTCCTGCGCATCAACCCGATGACCAAGGGCGGCGCGAAGAACGAGGATGTGACCGCATTCCGCCATGTGCTCGTCGAGTTCGATCGCGATGAGACTGGGAAGTTGATCCCGAAGGAGGAGCAATACCACGCGGTCGTCGCCAGTGGCATGCCGGTCGCGGCCTTGATCGACTCGGGCAACAAGAGCCTGCACGCCTGGATCCGGGTCGATGCACCGGACGAGAAGGAATACAAGCGCCGGGTCGAGATCATCTGGGAATGGTTCTCCGGGATCAACCTGGACAAGCAAAACCGGAATCCGTCGCGACTGTCGCGCTGCCCGGACGGCTGGCGCACGGTCGATGGGGATGTCTGTCGCCAGGCATTGCTCGCGCTGGAATTCGGCGCGGAATCGTGGACGGCGTGGGAGGCGGCACACTCGAACTCCGACCTGCCACCCATCCTTCCCGGCCATGCCTTCATGGGCCAGCCGGAACCGGAGCCACCGCAGCTCGTCGAGGGTGTGCTTCATCAGGGAGCGAAGATGGTGCTCGGTGGCCCGTCGAAAGCGCGCAAGAGCTGGTCGCTCATCGACCTCATGCTCTCGGTATCCACGGGCTCGCCGTGGTGGGGATTTCCGACGCGACTGGGTCGCGCCCTGTATCTCAACTTCGAGCTGCCACCGTTCGCGCTCCAATACCGGATCACCCGGATTGCAGCGGCGAAGGAGATCGAGGACTTCACCGGCTTCGACATCTGGAACCTGCGGGGGCATGCGACCGACTTCTCCGCGCTCATCCCGAAGATCCTCGGGCGCATCCGCGACACCGGGTATTCGCTGATCCTGATCGACCCGATCTACAAGGGCCTCGGCGCACGGAATGAGAACGACGCCGGCGACATCGCCAGCCTGCTCAATGAGGTCGAGCAACTGGCGGCGAAGTCCGGAGCTGCGGCCGTGTTCGGCGCGCACTTCTCGAAGGGCAACCAAGCGGGCAAGGAGTCCATCGACCGCATCGGTGGCTCGGGTGTCTTCGCTCGTGACCCCGACGTCATTCTAACGATGACGCCGCACGAGGAAGATGATGCTCATGTCATCGACCTCACCCTGCGCGCTCTGCCGCCCGTGAAGCCGTTTGTCGTCCGCTGGTGCGAGTCGATCTTCATCGCCGACCGCAACGCTGATCCTGCGGCTCTCAAGGCCCCCCAGGCCAATCCCAAAAGCGAGAAGGCGAAGGCCACCTACAAGATGGGCAGCACTGCTGACCGCTATGGCAAGGCCGTGGAGAACATGCCGCCATTGCCGAATGGACGCATCGCCCAGGAATCCGGTGTGCTCGCCTACATCTCGGATCGCATCGCTGAGCTCGATGGTGACTGCACTCTCAAGGAGGCACAACGCGTCTTCTACTGCTTCGCTAACATGAAGGCGGGACCTCTCGTTTTCGACAAAGCTACTCGCCTGTGGAGGGGGCGCAATTATGCAGTTTGAACCCCTCATCATGCTAGGGTTTGAACCTAGGATTCAAATTGGTTTGAACCCATTTGAACCCGTCAAATCTAACGAAAAGTATTTTCCCTATGTAAGGTGCCTTACTGGGAACCTGACAGTTATACGTAGTATAACAACGCGAACTGGTGAACCAGTATTCGCGTTTGCTGTTACGCTAGTAAGAGCGACAGCACGATTTCTGTCATCGTTGACGCAGATCGTACGGGTGAATATGAACCCTAGACATCGGTCAAAAAAGACCCGGAAAATTCCCCGGACATCGAAGCACATGCACCTATGGCCAGAGTTGGACTTCATGCCTCCACTCGATCATTGGCCAAATCGACCAGAGCTCTATCGACCCAAAAACAGCCAGGTTCTTGGCTACATCTGCGAGTCCTTCGGGGTGTCCCTTGATGATGCTGAGAAGGTCTTTGGCTGTGCTCGGAAACGGGGAACGCTTTGCTACGATCACAAGACCGGCTTGTGGGCTGGACGGAAAGGAGGTCAGCCATGAACTCCGATGACTACGCCAAAAAGCAATCACAACGCGACGCCCAGTATGAGCGCGAATACGAGGCATGGGTGAAGTCCATGACCCCGCAGGAACGACGCGAGGCTGAGAAGCTAGGCGTGCTCAAATCCTGCGTCCAACGACACGGCAATGGAGCGGCAGAGCAAGACATGGCTGACTCAGCTGCGGCCAGCCATGAACCCGACATCGCGGCCTTGATCGATCGCGATGATGAACAGACCGACACGATCAATCACGATGCCATCGAGGTGCTCCGTCACTTCGTCGCGGACTTGATCTCGGAAGGCAACACCCGGCTCACCGTCGAGTGCCTGGCCGTCGCTCTCGGACTCAGCGCCTACAACGGCGAGAGCATGACGAGCATCGCCAAGCGCCATGGCGTGACCCGCGCCGCCGTCTCGAAGCGCTGCGTTGACATCACTCAGCAACTGAACCTTCCGCCTTCCCGAGCCATGCGCAGCGAGAAGGCACGCAAGACTTACCGCAACTCACGAACCAAACATCACAAAAAGAAAAAACATGGACACCCTTATCAATCTACCAAATCTTGAAAGTAAATTTACGGTCACTCGCTGCGGCATCGACTTCCACGGTGACCTCAGCTTCGAAGAGTGGGAAACAATCGGCGCGAGACTCGGAGATGCTGAGCGTTCGTTGGGCCTCATGATCGGTGATTGGATCAACTATGCCGAAAACAAGTGGGGCGAGAAATACAACGAGGCCATCGCTTGCACAGGATTGGAATACCAAACACTGGCCAACTACGCCTATGTCGCACGGAAGGTCCAATTTTCATACCGGTATGAAAATCTCACCTTCAAGCACCACTACACGGTGGCTAAGCTGAAAGATCCAGAAGAACAAAAGTATTGGCTCGATCAAGCAGCCAAACACGATCTCGGGGTGAATCGTCTGCGCAAGTCGATAAACTTCGGTCGAATTGCAACCGAGGAGGAAGTCCAGGGCGACCCTGCCGACCGTGGCTACGTCACCTACCTCGCCTTGCTCAACCGCATCCGCCGTTGGTGGGCGCGTGAGACGCAGAAGGCCCCCGTCGATGAATGGGACGATGATCGTCGCGAAGGACTCAAGAAGGACTTCAAGCTGATCCTCGACATCTACGAGGCGCTCTAACCAAACGCGGGGAGGAATGTTCCAAGCGAGACTCATACCCTCGCCCCTGCGGGTTCAAGTCCCGCCCCCGCAACCACTCACGATCACCATGCCTCTCAACACCACGACACCAGTTCACAGGGTCACACGCATGCTCCGCGAAGGAGCGCGGCTGATCGCTGTGCAACATGGGCAAGCCAGCATCGACGTGACACCCGACATCATCGCCATGCTGGACGGGGTTCAAACGGGTTCAAATGGATTCGAACCCATCAAGGAATCTATTGAACCCTTGATAGCTGGCAGGGATATCCCCACCCGTGTCCAATTCCTGTGAAATGTGCCATTCGCGTTTCCCACATAACGGAGCTCGGATTCGTTGACTCCGGGTGCCAGGGAAATGGCTCAATCCAATTTGGAATCAAGGTTTCTCTTTCTCTGGCGCGTGGCACAAGGTCCTCCCCTGGAGCGGGAAGTTCAGTTCCATCCTTCCCGTCGGTGGCGTGCCGACTTTGCGCACATGCCTTCCCGCACCCTGATCGAAATCGAGGGTGGAATTTTCCAACGCAGCGGCGGTAGGCACAACCGCGGAGCAGGCTACGCCAAGGACGCCGAGAAATACCTCGAAGCCGTGCTCGCCGGATGGACGGTGATCCGTCTCACCGAGAAGCAACTGGAGATCGGCTTCATCGAGCGCATCGTTGCCTGGATCAATACTCTTCCGGCAACAGGATGCAGGTGCTGGAGCGATCCGCTTCGGTGATGATGTAGATGCGGCGACCGTCGGTCAGCTTGTAATGGCTCAGGATGCGGTCGCCGTGAACGAGAGCATCCTCGTTCGCTTGCTTGTCCTCCTCGCAGAGGTCGCCCCAATCACCGCAGTGATGCCGTCGCATGTAGCCTGCGAGATCAACTCCCAGCTCCATCACGGCAGGAGTGGCAACGGTTTTGCCGAGCGAGAAACATGGTTCAAAAATTCGGTATACCATCGTCGTTTAGTCGTTGGAGTTTCCCCATGATGGATGGCGCTTGCCGGTGGCAATGAGTCCCGAGGCGATCATGTCTTCGACTAGCGCCTTGGGCGGCCAGGGTCGGTGGGATTTTCCGGTCTGCATCTTCGATGCCCTGGCGGTCGCACGACAGTAGGCCGAGAGGTCTGCTTCGGGATTGAAGCTGTCCGCTCGCAGTTGCTCCATCAGGTCAGTGGGATCTGCGGCTGCGAACGTCGCGCCGTCGATGGTGTGGTATTCGGTGTTCATGTGGATTATGGTATTCATGGTTGGAAATTATGCAGCGAGTTTTTTCGCGCGGGCGTTGTAAAATTTGGTGAGCCCGCGGGCTTCGATTGCTTGGAAGAACCACTTCATGCGGTTCATGCCGACTCCGGTATCCTGTGGGCGGTTGCGAACGGTAGCGGCGGATTCCGCTGCGTCGAAGAGTCGTGCCATTAAGCGAACCCAGTTGGTGATTTTTTCAGGATTCGTTGTCCCGGCGTGGTGACGGACTTCCAACGTCTGATGGCGGAAGTAGGATTGAATGTTGAGTTTGCGGTAGCGGCAGGGGTAGAGAGCTCTCATGTCCTCCATGTTCTTACACTGGTCAATTTGGCGGAAGAGTTTCGAGCATTGCACTCGGTGATTGTCGGCATCGATGATGTTGTGATCGAGGTTCGTGCGGCAGTAAGTGTTGTTGCTGCCCCGGCGGGAAAGTGGCTGGAACGTATCGAGAACGTCCTCGAATTTGAGCCACATCTTGAAGATGTTTTTGATCGCTTTGAGGCTCATCTGACGTGCGTCGAAATGGACATGAAGTCCGCAGCGTCTATCGACTTGTGCGCCTGTGGCCTCCAGTGCCGTAGCGGCTTTTTGAAGTTCCTCAATACCGGCTTCGCCTTCGAGGATCGGAGACACCAGTTCGTATCCGCAGGAGCCATCGCTCACGATTTTCCAGTGGGGTGTTGTGCGGTGGGTGTATCCCTCATATTCGGCTTGAATGCCTGCGGAGCGGAGACTTGTGAGAACTTGTTCTACAGTGACGGTGGAGAGGAATTCGATCTCGACTCCGAAGCGGCGGGACAGTGTTGGCGTTGTCATGGTTAATATCTGCCATGGTGCCACCTCACGTCCATGGCTAAGTGGAGTTAGACAAAAAAAGATAGAAAAACATTACGGTGGCATGGATCGTGTGACTCATAATCCATGCCAATCGTTAGGCATTTTGGTGAGTCCAAATGATGCCGAGTTGGCACAGATTATGTGACTCAGGACGCATGCCAAGTCGGCGTCATTCGGAGAAAAAATGTTCCCGAAAAAAAGACGAAAAAAGACATGGACGTGCCCACTCAGACTGGCAGATGAGGGATGATGAAAGCAACCATCCCATCCATTGAAGCCCACGGAGTAAAAGGCATGAAATCTAATCCCTGGCGCAAAACCTTCAAGAGCATCGAAGCCCTGAATGCCTGGGTAGAGAAACACGGAGCAGAGGTTCACGCCATCCGTGAGATCACAGCCGATGAAAACACTTTCCGCTGAATTTCTTAACCAAACCAATACCAACCATGAGCAACCAAACCGACATCCTCGATAAAATCCGCAAACTCTTGCGACTCGCCGACACCTCCCGTGGTTCCACGGAGAACGAAGCCAAGGTCGCACTGGCCAAGGCCCAGGAACTGATGACCCGCCACAACATCGACTCCGCCCTGCTCCGCATGGAGCGCGGCGAGTCAGGGGCATCGTTCACGGTCAACAAAGGCAATCTCGATCTGCCCAAGACTCTCAACCCGGCAGACCTGATGATTCTGTCGCTGCTCCAAGCCCACTTCAACGTGAAGACCATCCTGATGCCTAACGGTCGTGGAACCCCGGTGGACATCATCGGCGCTCCCGCCGACATCGACTTCGCGATCTACGCGTTCAACTACCTGCGTCAGACCTTCTTCCGCTGTTGGAACGAGTTCAAGAAAGTCCATCCCAATCCGGACCGCGCGTCTTACTACCGCGGGCTGCGCGACGGACTGAATGCCGCACTCAAGGAAGCCAAAGAACGTGCCGAGCAAGCCTACGCTGCCAACGAACGCCAGGCCTACGGGTTGGTTCTCGTGGATCAAAAGGCAGCGATCACCCACTACGTTGAGGAGCACTACGGCAAACTCCGCAAACGCAGTCAGAGCCGCCGCAACCTGCATTCGGGAAGCTACGCAGCTGGTCAAACCAAAGGTCGCTCCATCCAAATCAACCGCCCGCTACCCTCATGAAAATGCTCCAACAAAAAGACGAAAAAAGACATGGACGTGCCCGATCAGACTGGCAGATGAGGGATGCTATGACAACAGCAACCATCCCTAACAACTATCTGAACAAAGCGATGCAGCGAAGCATTCGCGAACTGGAGAAAAGCGGATTCACCCTGCGCTGCCTACGACCGGTTGATCCACTGGCCGGCACGGAAGCCCGTGAATTTATCGCGCACCTCACCAAAGCCACTCTCTCCGGACTACTGGCATTCAGCGTCCGGATCGACACCGACGGCAACGTCACCAACCATAACCAACAACCAACCAAATAACATCATGAACAAACTGTATTGGATCGTCTGCGACGACAAGGAAACCAACCTGTTCGAAGGCCGCTACCAAGGTCGCACCCGAGGCGAAGCTCTGAAATTCCTCAAGCAATCCCTCGGGCGCAAGACCCTCAACGGACTGGTCTTCACCATCACCGAAATCCCCGTGCCACTGATCCGCGAGATCGTTGCGGAAATCCTCGCTGGAGGCGATGGCAGCCAGGTCGCACCGGCGGCGAACGTCGTGCCACTTGCGCAACCTGAGCCCGAAGTCACGCCGGGGCGATACGACGCGTTTGCCGAGGCGACGCCACCAGCGCCAAAGGAAACCAGCAAGGCCAAGGCGAAGCAAACCAAGCCCGCCAAAAAGATCGGCAATCCCGGGCACGGTGACGACTACTGGGCGCAGGTCCGAGCCTATTGGGAAGAGTGCCGCAGCGTGAAACAAACCGCTGAACATTTCTCCCTGTCACCTAACACCCTCAAAACCCGAGTCCGCCGCGAGGGCTGGAACAAATAACCCGATGAAAGTCGAAGTCCAAAAATACCGCAAACCCGATGGCTACGCCACGCGCTACTGGTCGGTCACGGTCGATGGCGAACTCCTCGCCGTCACCGTCTACCGGAAAGGTGCGGTGGCCGTAGCCAACGCCATCACCAACCGAGATCCCTATGTCACAACCATTCAAGATTCTGCCCAAAGTGATTATCCCCGCAAGCCCGCCGCCACTCGCGTGGAGGCCTCAAATGCCCGATGATCTCTGCGGCCCCGCGGCCATCGTCGCCAAGCGTCTGGTTGCCAAAGCTCGCAAGTTGCACGATAACCCGACCGCGCCGGTGAAGATCCTGCTCTACGGCCCGCCCGGTGTCGGCAAAACCAGCATCGCCGACATGATCGCCGATGAACTGGCCGGCACACGCTTTGCCATCGAAGAGTTCAACGGCAAGCTCGTAACGGTGGAGACTGTGAAACAGTGGATGACGGCTCTCGCCTACCAGTCGATGTTCGGGGTCTACTCGGTAAAGATCATCAATGAGATGGATCGCTGCACACGGGATGCGCAGGACCTGCTCTTGAGTTACCTCGACCGACTACCACCGGGACGCGCCGTGATCGGCACGAGCAACCTGCAACTCGATCTTCTCACCGAACGGTTCCAGACACGCTTCCAGTCGATCAAACTTGCGGCTCCGAGCACCGAGGACATTGCCGAGTTTTTGCAGCGTCACTGGCAAGTCGATCAGGCCACCTCACTGCGGATCGCCGTCGGCAGTGGCGGCTGCGTTCGCGCCGCTCTCGCCGATCTGGAAAGCTGGCTCGACGCCACCGAGTGTTGACACCGGCCAACGCATCGATGACGGAAGATTCTCCCAAAGCACGCACACTTGCCAACGGCATCGAAGTCTGGTGCAGCTTCGACAAATTGGTGCCGGTCGGTGAACTCAAACCTAACCCGCGCAATCCCAACACGCACCCGCAGCGACAGATTGAGTTGCTAGCGAAAAACATCCGCTACTTCGGCTGGAGACAGACGATTACCGTCTCAAATCTCACGGGACTGATTGTGTCCGGTCACGGACGTCTCATGGCCGCCAAACACCTTGGCGTCGAGGTCGTGCCCGTAGACTATCAGGATTTCGCCAACGAGAATGACGAACTCGCCGTGCTGGTCGCCGACAACCGCTTGGCGGAACTTTCCTCGGTCGATCTAAACGAACTCGAAAAGATTGCCAGCGAGTGGAAGTCCATCGACTTTGATACCATTCTCGCCGGATTCGAATCAGCCGATCTGGAGGGCTTGCTCAATCCCGGCGGCAAAGACAACAAGGATGACGATGAAGATGATCGTCACGACAAAGAGCTCGATAAGAGCGATGTCACCGTGGCAGTTGGCCTCTATCGATTCCGTATCACTCAGGACGAATTCATCGCTTGGTGTGACCGGGTGAAACAAGACGCCGGCTTCGACAAGGAAAGCGTGCTCAACGAAATCCGCAACCGTCTCGGACTATGAACATCACTCTTGAATCCATCGACGCCATCCGTCCTTCGACCTATAACCCGAGATCTGCAGTCGCTGAGCGACTCGACCTCATCGAACTCTCGCTGCGCAAGCTCGGCTTCATCGCTCCCATCTTCGCGGATGCAGAGGGAGAAATTTTATCCGGTCACCAACGCCACCTCGTCGCCACTCGCATGGGTGCCACGCACGTTCCGGTGTTTCGCACCAAGGCACTCGATCTCGAACAGCGCAAGGCTCTCAACATCGTCTTCAACCGGGCGACCAACGACTTCGATTTCAACAGCACGCCCGGTCGTGTCACAAGCGAGCTTCAATCGCTCGATATCCAGGCGCTCGCCGCCCGCATCCCCGACAAGGAAGTCGGCAGTGATGGCTTCCTGCGCTGCCTCAAGCCCGCGGAAGTCGCCGTCAAGGATCTCTGCCGCGTGAACTCAGGGCAATGGATCCAGTATGCTCGCAACCTTGCCCGCACATTGCATCGCCACAACATCCTCATGCCGATTGTCTGCCGTGAGGATCTCACGGTCATCAACGGCATTGGTCGTCTGGAAATGCTGGCGGAAAAAGGTGCGGCCTTTGCACCAGTCGTGTTCGTCACCGAAGAAGAAGCCGAGTTTGCCCGGGCCATGATGAACTTGCTCTCGATGGACTTCGACATCCACACGCGCTACGCCGACATGCTGCGCTTCAACTCGTTCCGTCGCGCGCGTCGAGTCCGGCGTGAACTCGGCAATGGCTTCATCTTCGCCACACACGGAGCCAAACCCTGCAAGGACTTCGACATCGCCAAGCCCACCGACAAGGCCCGCTGGGTGAAGGAACACGGAACGACCATTCTCGACTTTGGCGCGGGCCACCTGACGGAAACCTTTCTGCTGCGACAAGCGGGCATCGACTGCACGCCCTTCGAGCCCTACCGCCTCGGACCGGGCGGCATCAACAAAGCGGAAAGCATGGAACTGGCGCGAGCATTCCTGGAGGGTGTCGCTGCCGGGAAAGAATGGACCAGCATCTTCATCGCCAGCGTGCTCAACTCCGTGCCATTCCGCGAGGACCGGGAGCACATCGCATGCCTGTGTGCGGCTCTCTGCAAACCGTTCACCAAGGTCTATGCCTGCGCATCGTCTGCTGGGGAGTCCGGATGGCGACAGGTCAATGGCAAGGCGTTCATGAACGAGAGCAATGCCGGGAACATCGCATTCCGTCTCGACTACGAACCGGGCATTCGCATCGGCGACTTTCAGGACAAACCCAAAGTACAGAAGTATCACACCGTGGCCGAGTTCAAGGAACTCTTCGGGCAGTTCTTCCGCTCGGTAAAGGTCGAGGAATTTTCCAACAATATCAACGCGGCCTGCGCCTCTGCTCGTCCCGTCGATCCTACACGCCTCCGCGCGGCTATCGAGTTTGAGTTTGATCTGCCCTATCCCGATGGCACGCGAATGGATTTAGTAAAATGCGCCATGGACTCCTTTAGCAAATTCCTTCAGATTACCCTATGATCATACTACTGGATCTCAACTACACTTTGGTAGCCAACAACGCGGCTCGCGGCACCACTCCCGAACGCATGGAAAAACGTCTCGCCGGGGAACAATACCGCCAGTGGTTGGTAGAGCTCGTGCGGCCTCACACGGTCATGCTGATCACGGCGCGACCGGAGACATGGCTCACGCCAACTCTATCGCGAATTGAAGAGGAAACGAACTGGCGACCGCAGCATGCGTGCTTCGCGCCGAAGGGATGGTGGAATCCACCGGCGATCAAAGAGCATTTGCTCCGACAACAAGTGTTCCCGCAGCTCGGCGAATCAGTGCCCTATCTGGCCATCGAGAGCAACCCACGGACTCGTGACATGTATGCCAAGTTCTCGATCCCGAGCTTGTGGGTAACGGCAGAAGGCGACTGCCTCACCGACGGCAGACGCGTCGTGAATCGACTGCCTCGTTGACATCGCGCGCGTCGGTATGAGCGAGACGCAAAGAGACGAGGTGATGCCACGTGGAGCCTGGCAATTCGATCAGGAAGTTACTGCCGTATTTGACGACATGCTGCAGCGCAGCATCCCGCAATACAATGCCATGCGACTGGTGACCTTTGAGGTTGGCCGGCGCTTCGTGCAACCGGGCACTGCCATCATCGATATGGGCTGCTCCCGTGGTCAGGCACTTCTGCCCTTCGTCTCTCAATTCGGCGAAGCCAATGACTACATCGGCCTCGAAATCAGCGAGCCAATGATTGAGGCCGCGCGCCAGAACTTCGCCTACCATCCGCACGGCAATCGCGTCACCATCCAGTCTGCCGACTTGCGCCGTGATTTCCCCGATGTGACCTCCAGCGTGGTTCTCGCGGTGCTCACCTTGCAGTTTACCCCCATCGAATACCGCCAGCAAATCATCCGACGCGTGTTCGAATCACTTGCTCCGGGCGGAGCCTTCATCCTGGTGGAGAAAGTCCTGGGTGCCACCTCCAAGCTCGATGAAGCCTTCGTCGAACTCTTCCTCAACATCAAACGCGAGAATGGCTACTCCGAGAGCCAGATCGATCGCAAGCGCATGTCGCTCGAAGGCGTGCTGGTGCCAGTCACCGCTCACTGGAACGAGGAATTGCTGCGTCAGGAGGGATTCACTTCCGTGGACTGCTTCTGGCGGCATCTGAACTTTGCGGGATGGGTGGCGTTGAAGTCATGAATCCCGATCCGATCCAGATGAACCGAAAAATAGGCTCAGGCTTCGAAAGCCGCCGCCATGATTTCCTGCTCTGCGCGCGCGATGCCAAGATCAATTGCCTGTTTTTTCCAGGTTCCCACGGCACCCTTGACTTCGCGCAGAATGACTTCCGCCGCCGCATGATTGAGCCGGAACAAGGAAGCGACCTCCATGGCCAGATCAAAACTCAAGGCATTGTCAGTTTCCGAAATATTGAGACTCAGTCCGGTACCCGTGGGTTCGGGATTCAGATCATAAGCAGGAGAAAGAAGCCATCCGCCATCCGTGAGCAGGAAGCCGTGATTGCGAAGATGATCGTCGGTGTTTCGAACCGCGATGGAGAAAACGATTCTTCGCCACAGTTCCGCAAGATCGCTGACGGTTGCGGCTCCCTGGCGGCAGAGAAACTCGACGATCTCCAAGTAGCTTGCCCCGGCATGATGATTGTCTCCATCGGTGTGCCCGAGCAGGGTCATCGCCGAGGCGAAATGGACTCGTTGCGTCCCGTTGCTCCCCCGCACCCGGTCGAAGCGGCGGGTCATAAAGGTCCGATGGCCGCTTCCGAATTGTTGCAGGTCGGCTTCCGCGACACGAAGGCCCGCTTTGACTGCGAGTTGGTGGGTGAGCATCTCCCACGCGGCCATGTCCCGAGCATCGGAGCGTCCGGGGAACTTCGCAATCCAAAGGTCGCCATTGGGATCCCTGACCCCGGCTTTCGGTCTAGCGCCACCGATCGAAGAACCCGGCGCGATCAAGAGGTTGAGCCATTCGAGATAATGAGGGTCGTCGTTTGCGGAAGCGTCTTGGATCTTCCAGCTTGCCTGTTCCAATTCGCGCAAGGATGTCCACGGAGGTGTCCGCATCGAGGATTCGTTGTTGAGCCAGGCATCGCCCGTTTCGCGCTCCTTAAATCTCAAGGCACCAGAGCGCTGCTCATCATGCACCCCGAGTAGGTAATCGGTTTCCTGCAAGCGATGGGCGGGACGATTGGCCTCGCGTGCGAGGGCCGCCTCCCGTCGTTGCATGAGGAGCCTTCCCCATCGGTCCGGAGACGAGTCTAGGAACAGACCAAAGTTCGGTCGTTCCGCGGAGTTCAGATACTGCGGTCCACCAAAGAGTCGCAGGTCAGGATCGAGCTGCCGTGCGGCACCACTTGCCAGCCATTCGCCCTCGTAGGAGAAGGAAAAAATCTCCTTCCCTCGGGTCAGTGAGGAACGCAGATGCCCCATTAGGATCGGTGCACCGAGTTCCTGCCAGTCGGCCCATACTTCAATTTCCCTGCTCATGGCTTAAGTTTTCTTTTCGGCGCGCGTCGCCGAGTTTCCGTGAGACGAGCGTCTTCCAGCTTGCGACCCAGAACATCGTCGCTACCCACTGCGGAGAGATCTTGCTCAAGTCCGAGCACGGCCAACACCTGCACGAGCTTGCCCAGCGAAATACCGGCGCATCCATTTTCCATCAGATGCAGGGTCGAGCGGCTGAGGCCCGCCCGCTCTGCGACCTGTTCGGCACTCAGCTTTCGCCGCAGCCGCGCCAATCGAAGATTCTCTCCCAAATCGACGAGGAGACGCTCGTGCTTGGGCAGTAGTGTGCTATTTTCTCGTCCCATAATGGCTGATATTCTGAGCAATAAATCTACATTTTGTATGATATGTCAAACATTATTTAGCGCAACTTCTTCTGCTAACTGGACGGGTAAGAAAGGCCAGCCCACTTTTAGCTTCGTGTTTCCCGACTCATTTTGACACCTCGCCGTCGACATGGAACCGAAAGAATTATCGCATGACATAGCCGGGAAAATCCTCGACGCCGATTTTCAGAACATCGTGAAGAAAGTCGCGGCAGGCAAACCACTCACGGTCGCTGAGCGTGCTCGCATCGAATCCCGTGCGGCGGGTAGCGTGGAGACTCTCGCCTATGCTAAGACACTCGTGGAGCTTGCCTCTGTGATGGGCGTCACTCGGCGCACGCTGGAACGAAGAACTTCTCCATCAGGAAGGCTTCACGTCGGTCGATTGCTTCTGGCGGCACTTGAACTTCGCCGGATGGGTCGCAGTCAAACCATGATTCTTGACTCCGCGCTAAATTTTTGCTAAATATTTCCGTGTGAGCCGCAACACGGTCAGTTTCCTCGAAATACAAGCTGCCCACCGAAAGGATAGGGCCGAGGATTCCCGTGCCCTTCGCACTGGTAAAGTTTCCGCTCGCAAACTTCAGGAAAAGAATTCTTTCATTCCAGTTGGAGTCACCATGAAGATCACCAATCTTGCGAGCTACGTTAAAAATCGCAGAGCCAAGTGAGCGATATGACCCAAAAGCCCACGGAACTCGCTGACTATTCCGACGTTTTCGGTGTAGAAGCTGGCCTACCAATCCCGGTGATTGTAGGAGGACAGGCTGCCAATGCGTGGGCCATTTATTACTCGAAACGTATCGGACGAAAATTAGCGCGCTATCGCCCTTTTACGAGTAAAGATCTCGACATTACAGGCAACCGCGAACTTCTGGAGCATATCAAGCGAATCACCAAGGGCACCGTTTTCTATTCCGAGCCGCGGAGCCCCGTTATTGGCTACGTCGAGGCATCGCTGGGCGACGGCCTTCGAAAGATCGAAGTGCTGCGGGATGTGAGAGGCCTTGCGCGGAATGAGTTATCCGATGCGATCCAGGTTACGGTTGGCAAACTCGTGGTCCATCTTTTGGCTCCCATCAAAGTATTGAAAGCTAAACTCTGCAATGTTGTGACTTTGGATCAGAGTGACCGTAACGACGTGAATCATGCCCATATCATGATTCTTTGCGTCAGGGAATTCGTAGTAGATCTTCTGGCCAGCGCTGCTGGGGGAGGGATTTCCCAGCGAGATGTCGTTAATCTTTTGGAAGAACTCCGTGAGGTTGTCATGAGTCCTGATGCGACAAAGGCAAAGACCATGTGGAGTCTCGACATCAGCAAGGTATGGCCCATCAGCGAACTGGTAGGATCAGGCATGCAGAAAATTCAACGATTCGTCCATTACAGACTCAGCTAGCTGGATTGACACTCCCTCTTGGGCGTGGAGACAAAGGAATTATCCCCTGACATCGCTGGGAAAATCCTCGACGCGGATTTTCAAAACATCGTCAAGAAGGTGGCCGGGGGCAAACCTCTCACCGTGGCTGAGCGTGCTCGCATCGAATCCCGGGCGGCCGGCAGTGCTGAGACACTGGCCTACGCCAAGACCCTCGTCGAACTCGCTGCTGTTCTCGGGGTTTCGCGCCGCACGCTGACCAACTGGCAGAAGATGGAGGGGGCACCCAAGGCTCTCTCCAATGGACTCTGGCCAGTGGCAGACTGGCGGGAGTTCGTGCGACTACGCGGACTCAATGCCGGGCGTGTGCCGGTCGGAAATGAGGAGGCACTCAAGGCCCGCAAGTTGCTCGCTGAGGTCGAGGAGCGAGAGCTGCGAATCGCAGTCAAGAAGGGAGAATACGTTCCGATCCATCAGGTGAAGAGCGAATGGATCGGGCTGGTCGCCCAGGCGACATCGATCCTCCGAGCCAAATTTGAGTCGGAATTGCCTCCGGTCCTCTCGGGACTTGATGCCACAGGGATTCAGCGAGAATGCCGCCGAGCGATTGATGAGGTGCTCCTCTGTCTTCACGAGAGCTAACCAGCTGTTGACTTGGTCGGCAGGACTGTGAATGTGCTCAAAGAAATCTGGCGCGAAGCATGGCAACCTCCAGACCGTCGTCCCGCCTGGCAATGGTGTGAAGATCACATCGAGGCGATTCCATACTCGCCAAATCCCGGTCGATTCCGTTCGGAAAACTCACCATGGATCCGCGAGGTGATGGAGGCTTTGGTCGATCCTCGTGTCCGGCTGGTTTCGATCATTGCGTCTGTGCAGTCATCGAAGACCACGGCCCCGGAGCTGACGCTCTGCTACATCATTACCAACCTTCCGGGCCCGGCCCTCTGGCTCGATCAGACCGATGAAGATGCGCGCGATTATTCCGAGTCACGATTACAGAAACTCTTCGACCAGTGCCAACCGGTAGCACGACTGATGCCCACGGGCGTTCATCGCCACAAGCGTAAGAACAACGCGATTCAGTTCACCAACGGCATGACGCTCTGGATTCTCGGAGCGCACAACAAGACGAACTTGCAACGTCGTTCGATCCGTTGGCTCATCGGCGATGAAACGTGGCGTTGGCCGCAAGGTCACATGGCTGAAGCGGAAGCTCGCGTCACCGCTTTCGGCTGGTTGGGCAAGTGCATCTTCATGAGTCAAGGCGGCGAGGAGGATGACGACACCCATCGCAAGCACGAGACGACCGACCAGCGCGAATGGACGTTTGCCTGCACCGAGTGCGGTCACCGCCAGCCGTTCAAGTGGGAATGCGTCGAGTGGAGCAAGTCGGCGCGCGATGAAGCGGGCGAGTGGGATTTCGATGAAGTCCGGCGCACCACCTCGCTGCGATGTGAGTCATGCAATCACTACTTCAACGATGGCGAGCGCACGCGCCGCGAACTCAATGCCACCGGTCAGTTCATCAAGAAGAACCCGAAGGCCTCGGCGGAAAACGTCGGCTTCCACTGGAATGCGCTGTGCGCGATGAGCTGGGGACAGCTTGCGGAACTCTACCTGCGGGCGAAGTCGGCTGCACGGAAGGGAGACGTTTCGCTGCTCCAGCAGTTCTATCAGAAGCGCCTCGGCCTGCCATGGCGTGAATACGTTGAGGACTACAAACTCGAAATCACCAAGTCCGGATACAAGCGCGGTGAGACCTGGGAAGAAGAAGGCGCGATCGATCCGAAGACCGGTCGCATTCTCGCCGCCCCGTTGCCCGAGCGCAAGGGACTCATCCCGCTGCGCTTCATTACTGTGGACTGCCAGATGGATCACTTGTTCGTGGTGGTCCGCTCGTGGTCGGCTGAGGGATCAAGCCGCCTGATGTGGAATGAGCGCATCCTGACCTTCACGGACATCGACGTGCTGCAGGAGCGCTTCGGCGTGCATTCCAGTCTCGTATTTCTCGACGCCGGCTACGCAACCTATGATGTCTATCGCGAGTGCGCCAAGCGTGGCTGGGTGGCACTCATCGGCGACCGACGCCCGGTCTATGCCCACAAGGGACGCGACGGCAAAACGATCCAACGGTTCTATTCGCCCCGGCGCAAGGTCGTGCTCTCGCACCGTCAGCATTGCCACGTTCACTACTGGAGTAACCTCAACATCAAGGACACGCTCGCCCGCTTGCGTCGCAATCAAGACCCGAGCCAAGGACCCACATGGGAAGTACCCGATGACATCGACGACGACTACCTCGCTCAAATGGAAAGCGAGCAGCGAGTGAAGGAAAAAGGCCAATGGATGTGGAAGCAAATCGGCTCCCGACCGAACCACTACCTGGACTGCGAGGCCGAACAAGCTGCTGCCGCGACCATGCTCAAAATCGTCGGACGCGAGTCCATTGCCACGGCCTCGGTTGACACTCAGGACGAGGAGTCATGAAAACTGTCACCATCCTACGATTCCTCACTGCCGTCGGCTCGACTCTCTCGGCTGTCGCGGCTCTCGACCTCAGCGGAGTAGCGAACCTGTTCGAACCCGGAGTGTCTCAGTATCTGCTCGCCGCTGGCCCCGCTGCTCTCGCCCTCAAGGAGCTAGTGGTGGTGCTCGGTGACATCTTCGACGATGGCAAGCCCAACAAGTCGTTCCAGCTCGGACTGCTCGTCTTGGCTCTTGCGCTGTTCATGGTGCCCTTGCTCGGTTCCTGCGCACGTCCACTGCCGATCTCCGGCGAGTTCAAGAGCGACAAAGGCACGCTGTTCGTCCATCCCAATGGTCGGGTAGAAATCATCGTGGAGCCTCAAACCTCAAAGTAAGCCATGCCTCGGGAATCATTCAACGATTGGTTTGCAGCCCAGGGATTTCGTCACTTCACCGCCGACGAATTCACGAGCTACTTTGCCCGCGAGCGCAAGGGCGTGAAGAACAGCGCGCCTCCACGCTTGCTGTGGAAAAACATCGTGCCGACTCTCCGCATCGTCGATGAGCTACGCGAGTCCTTTGGCAAGCCATGCCGCATCCTCAGTTCCTACCGCTCACCGGCCTACAACAAAGCCGTGGGTGGCGCGCCACTGAGTCAGCACAAGGAGTTCACCGCACTCGACATCGCCTTTGATGGCGTGCCCCCTGAGCGCGTCTATGAACGTCTCATCGAGTGGCGCAAGGCAGGCAAGTTTGTCGGAGGTCTGGGGCTTTATCCCTCCTCGGGATTTGTCCACATCGACACACGCGGTCGCAACTCAACCTGGAAAGGAAAGTAATCGATGGCACGCGGACTTTTTATCACTGGCTTCACCGTCGCGGAAGTTCTCGCCATCCAGCAGAAGGCCAAACAACTCCTGCTCGAAGGCAAGACGATCATGAACTGGAACGATGCGGAAACATCCGTCTCGAAGCAGTTCACGATGCCCGTTGACCAAGTGCTAGAGGAATGCGGCTACGCGCTGCGCGTGCTCGACCCAGCCACCTATGGTCGCCCGAAATCCGGGGGCGTATCCTTCATCTCCGGACATCTTGCCAAATGAACCGACTCCAATCCATCGCCAGATCTTTGATTCCACCCATCCTTCTCCCAAAGGCGTGGGGATCACCCTTTGAGGCAGCAAACTGGTCACCGCGTCGTGGTATTGTGCCTGGAGCTGCACCAACGGATGCTCGTAATGAACTCACTCCCAATGTGCGCTCGGAGCTCGTGCGCAAGTCTCGCTACCTTCACAAGAACAGCGGCTTCATGCGCGAGTTGGTCGCAAACATGGCCATCTACTCGACCGGGGACGGTATCCGCGTGCAGGCCCAATCTGCCAAGCCCGAGTGGAACCGTCAGGCCGAAGCCTACTTTTTACTCTGGGCGGCTCGCTGCGAAATCACTCGCAGGTTTTCGTTTGAAGAATGCCAGGCACTCGTCTGCCGAGGTGTGGACATCGATGGGGAATACTTCATCCACAAAACTCGCGACTCGGATGGTGAGCCAAAAATCCAGTTGATTGAGTCTCACCGGATTGGCGATGCGTTCGGATCAAAACAAACCATCGACGGTGTTGGGATCGACGCATGGGGAGCACCCATATTCTATCGAGTTCTGGAAGATGATGGGAATACCCGAGATATTTCCGCTTCGTCGATCTTACACATCCACGAACCGGAGTGGGCCGGAGGCGTTAGGTCGCATCCAACCATCCAGCACTCAATCAATCATGTCCTCGATGAAATCGAATTGCTAGCCTTGGAGAAACATGCCGTGAAGGACAATGCCGACGTGTCGCGGATTCTAAAAACAGCACGAGGTGAAATCGACGATAATGGCGACTTCGTAGTGGGTGGCTCTGTGGGTGCTGGTGAGCCGAGTGATCCCGTCACTCTCCAGCGGATTGTCGGTGGAAAGCTCGTGGCATTGAAGCCAGACGAGTCCCTGGAGAGCTTCCAGTCAAATCGACCATCACCTACGTTCACTGGCTTTCTCGAACACTTACGACGCGATTCAGCACTCGGTGTAATCCCATTCGAGTTCGCTGCGGATTCGAGCAAGGTCGGTGGGGCAGGTGTGCGATTGATCGTAGCCAAAGCAGATCGACGATTCTCGTTTCGACAAATGATTCTCGAACGTCGTCTGATCAAGCCCGTGTGGATCTACGTGATTGGCGATGCGATTGTCCGCGGACTCCTACCGCCTATTGCGGAATGGTGGAAGATTTCCTCCGTGCCTCCGAAGCGGGTGACTGTAGACGCTGGACGCGAAGCCCAACAGAACCGCGCCGATGTGGAGATGGGTCTCAAAACTCTCTCCGATCACTTCCAGGAACTCGGGGCAGATTTTGGTGAGGAAATCGAACGCCGTGCTAGTGATGCGAAACTCATCATCGAGACTGCCGAAAAATACAGTGTCCCCGTTGAGATGCTTTGGAAGCCAAGTGGCACAGCGTTGACACCGCCAACCGGGCGTGAACCCGGTTCTTCAACATCGCGAGTGGCTCATTCAACCTGATGCTCTGCAAACAATCTCTGCCGCCTTTCAAGAACAGGCAGACCGTGGAGGATTTCTCTCGAAGCAAGCTCCGCAAAATTCTCTCCTCTCCATCGACGATGGCATTGGTGTCGTGGCCATCGAAGGCCCGATTCTTCGCAAGCCCGATCTCTTCGCTCGTGTGTTCTTCGGCGCGACCAGTTCCGAGGAAATCGCGGACGCGCTGCATGAGGTCGAAGGTCGCGCGGACATCAAGGCGGTGTTTCTCAACATCGATTCTCCCGGCGGCACCGTGGCCGGCACACCGGAACTCGCCAATGCGGTGGCACGGCTCGATAAGAAGAAGCCGGTCTATGCCTTTTCGTCAGGCCTCATGTGTTCGGCTGCCTACTGGATCGCGAGCCAAGCACGCGCCGTCTATGCTACGCCATCCGCTCAAGTGGGTTCGATTGGAGTGGTGCAAACGGTGATCGACAACAGCGCGGCACTCGAAAACCGAGGCATCAAGGTCGAGGTCTTTTCCGTCGGCAAATACAAAGCGATGGGTGCGCCCGGCACTCCACTCACCGATGATCAACGCGAATTGATTTCCTCGAACCTTGCTGAGATCGCTGGTGAGTTCCACGCGGCAGTTCTCGCAAAAGGTCGAGCCATTCCCACGGAAGCTATGGAAGGCCAGACCTTCAGCGGCAAACAAGCGCAACGTCACAACCTCGCCGGAATGGTTTCGGACAGGTCTGAAGCCATGCGTCGTCTTCGTGTCTATCACTCTTCGTCGGTTGACACCGGATCACTGGCAATGGACACGCCCATCGAAGACGAACTCGCCCAAGCCCGCACTGAACTCGCTGATCTCAATCGGGACCACCAAGCTCAGACTCAACTCCTTGCAGAGGAATCAGCCGCCGTATGCACACTGCGCGGCGAAGTGGAAGCCCTCAGCGCACAACTCGAAACGCTCACCAATGAGCGGGACGCAGCTACCGAGCAGGCCACTAGCCTGCAATCCCGCGTCACCGAACTGGAAGCATCACAGATTGATTTCGATCGTCGCGTTCAGACCGAGGTGGCCCGCATTGCCGCAGCTACAGGCACAAACCATCCGGCTCGCGTCACCCCCGCAGGAGACGGTCAGACACCAGGGACGCCTGCAAGCTACGACCAGCTCGCCGCCGAATACGACCGCCTCGTTTCAGCACGCAAACCAGAAGAGGCCGCCGCCTTCTTTCAAACTCACCTCAAACCATTCTTCAACCGCTAAGCCGTCATGCCCAATACCAACGCCACAGTAAATGCCGCCATCATCGCCCAGACCGCGCTCACCACGCTACAGGCAAAGTTCCCGCTCCTTGGACAAATTGCTACCGACTTCTCATCGGCGAGCGTGAAGTTCAATCAGGACATCGTCACCCACATCGTCACGCCAACTGTGGCCAAGGATTTCGTTCCTGCTACAGGTTACGTCCCTGACGATCAGGCACAGGTCGATGTCAGCGTCAAAATCAACAAGCACGCCTACGCGGGCTATGCCATCACCGACGTCGAACGCTCGACAAGTGAGATCGACCTCAACCAACGTTACGCAGATAAGGTAGCTTACGCTCTCGGTCGCAAGGTGAGTGACGACCTGATGGCGCTCATCATCAACGCGAACTTCACCAATAAGACGGAAATCGCGGTAGCCAGCTTCGGTCGCAACGCAGTGGTGGATGTCAGCACCAAGCTCAACAAGCGCTTCATCCCAGACATGGGTCGCTTTATGTTCGTCAATTCGGACTACTACAACGCCCTGCAAAAGGACGAGGCTCTCTACAAGGCCTACATCACCCCAGCTGCGAGCAATGTGGTGGTCACTGGAATGCTGCCCGACGTGAACGGCTTTACTGTAATCGAATATTCGGCTCTTCCCGAGAATGGTGAACGATTGGTCGGATTCGCTGGTATTCGCGAGGGACTCATCATGGCTGCTCGCGTGCCGGATGTGCCAGCCAACACTGGTGACACCGTCATCCGCGTGGTTACCGACCCGCGCACTGGCCTCTCGATTCAGGTCCGTGATCGCTATGACGGTCGCCTAGGCAAGCAAGAAGTGAGCTTCACACTCATGTATGGCTTCGCCACGGGCAACAAGCCGGTGATCGAGCGGATCATTCGCCCTGCCTAAATTTCCCTCTGGTTCGTGGTCGCCCTCTCTCTGGAAACGGAGAGGGGGTTTATTTTTGACATACCTACCACGGCATGTCCCTCGAATCCGACATTCTTAACGACCTGCAGCAACTTCTCCAGGAACATGGAGTGCAGGCGCGGTGGAACGGCATCAACCTGCTCGTGCTTGTTAGTCGTAATCGCAACGAGCAGCAACTCGATATTGGCGGCTTTGTGGATTCGCCGGATCTCAGCCTGCGTGTGCCAAAGCTCGCATTTCCTGCTGCCTTGCCGAAGCTCGGTGAACGCATGGAGGTGGATGGTGCGGTCTATCGCATCACACGCGTGAGCAGTCATCCGCGATCTCCACTACTCACCCTCAGCCTATCCTCTACCGATGAGTGACGTGCGTATCACAGCCAAACTCGATGGCAAGGCGGATGTGGTGCGACTCTTGCGACGACACCCGGAGAAAGTCGGCCGCACGATGGAATCTCTCGTAAAGCAGGAGGCTCGTGGGCTATCGGTGGAGCTCGCCCGCAATACCCGTCCGTTCGGGTTTGCTGACAAAGCCCGCAAGATCGGTGAGGATGCCGTGGCCAGAGACATCGCGGGTGTATTCGCGTTGCCTTCCGACGCCTACGAGGAACTGCGCAAGTCTGACCCGCAAGCAGCCGATCGATATTGGGCCAACATCCAGAATCGCCGGTTCAAACGCGCAGAAAACAATCTTCGCCAGTCGAGTAGTGGATGGAATGACCTTGCCGTTGGCCGTCTCGACCCGAACCTGCATCAGTGGGGGCAACTCGGTGCTGAGAAGCCGAAGCAAATCGTCACCAGTCCCAAGGCGCGCGAGACATACATCACGAAGATCCAGAAGCGTGTCGGTTTTGCCAAAGGCTCGTGGATCAATGCGGGCAAATCGATTGGCGGTCGCATCCGCGGGGCGGTGCAGTGGGCGACTCGTCACAAGCAGGCTCCCGGCGCTGCGGTGATCAAGACTGGCGACAAGGCTTCGGTTACGCTGGTGAACAAGCTCGACTACATCGATGACGTGACGACCTACAAGACCGTAAGCCTCGCATTGGAAGTTGCAGCGGGACGACTGAGAAAAGCACTTGCCACCTCGCTACGCAAAATCAATGACCGCGCAAATCGAGCACTGGGTCGTCGTGCCGGTTGACGCGCATGCCACGGCCAAGATGCTCAACTTGATCGAAGATCGCTTATCGTCATTGCTGGCTGAGTGGATGACCAGTCACCGTCCTGCGGAAATCCCCGAGTCCGTGCCATTCCATGTCGCACGCCGTGACGACATCCGCACGCGACCCTGCGTGGTTCTCAACCCCACGGAATCCAAGCCCATCCCAGGCATGCCGCACACAGCTCGCGTGAAGCTGGACGTCCACTTGTTTTCCCAGGTGGATGATACCTCCGCCGAGGATCACGCGCTCTGGGCGGGCAAGTTGGTGCTGCTCATGCGCGACAAGGCGACCATGCAGCAGGAACTCGATTCCGAATCGTTTTGCCTTCATGGCCTGATCGACCGCGAGAGTGTCACCACCCCCGATGAATCTCGTGGCCGGGAAACCGTGCTGAGCTACGAGGCCGTAGTGTCTGCCGTGTGATGCGGTTGACATCGCGACCGCAGCAAATGTCTGCGACTTTTATCGGCACTACTGGCAACTGGGGCATCCCGAACGATCAAGCGGGAATTCTCATCACCGACCTCTCATTCGATTATTCGAACCAGGAAAAACCTGTGCTCAACAAGAGCGGAGAAATCATCGGCCTCTCGCTCTACCAGGAGAAAGTCGAAATCAAACTCTCGGGACTGGTGGCCAAGACCTCGTCCTTCAGTGGTAAAATCGGAGCTGCACTTGCTCTCGCCAATGCCATTCCAGCGCACCTGCAACAGACGGGTGGCATGACGGTTCTGATGCAAGTCAGCCGCAGTCTCAACAACGAGGACTTCGAAAAAATCGACCTCACCGCAACCCACTACCCATTCCTCGCAGCCGGTGGTGGTG